TAACTTTAGCTCCGTCAACATTCGCTCATCACCTAAATGACCTTTAACAAAGGTATTGAAAGCCAAACTTGTTCTTACATTTTTGCCTTTCTTTTGTATTACACTGTGAGTTGTAGATGATGGGAACAAAATCAAATCGCCTGTACTTACAGTGTAATCCCACGACTTGCTGTTGAAGAACCCAAACTCTTTGCTGTGAAAATGCAAAGCGTCATATCTTGGCGTTTTGAAAAACCGTATCTTATCTAATTCTTTATCTGCATCTATGTACAAGACACCAGACACTATGGAATTGGGATGCTCATGCTGATGGTGATACTGGTTCTCTTCTGTAAAGTTAAGCCACGACTGAGTTATGTATGGCTTTATTTCGTAATCCGGCATGTACACTTTTTCAAAAAAACAATTAACATGCTCTAAAATTTGGTCATGCAAAACGCTTAGCCCAAATTCCTTTAGAACATAGCTGTTAACAGTGTTAGTGTTGCCTTCGTTTTTATGAACACTTTTCTTAAACTCATTAAAACACAGCAGTTCATGTTCAGAAAAGTCTCTGCCTATGTTAGATGTGTAAATAGGCACAGGAAAAATGCCTTCAATGGTTGCGTTTGTCATGTGCCGCTCAAGTTAAATCCCATCTTATTGCTGACTCATTCCAAACATAAGCTGATGGCGGGTGTTCTGTAGGTCTAGGAACAGGCGGTTCCCATATATATTTGTCCGTATTCAATACCCAAGACCCAAACACCTTTGGTGGAATAAACGCATCAAGCTCTTCGCTATACACAAAACCTTCACCAGCAAAGTTTTTTCTAAAAGGAACGCCACCTTTGATATGCGTGTTTTCTCTAGTGTTATATGAGGTTTGCTTCCAAACAGATGCTTGCTCTTTGTACAAATCGCGCAAAAACTGCACACCCATACTCTCTTGCTCTTCGCCGTTTTCGTGGCGCAGAATGTCGTTGCTTACGACAACTACATACAAGACTTCATTGTCGTCATTTAATCTTGCAAAATGTGCCATATCAACCTGTGTTATATGTTCCGCTACCTGTAAATTTTAGGTAGGTGTAAGACGCATCGCTTGTAATGGTTGGCGAGCCAGTTATGCCGCCGTTAGTGGCATAAGCGGCATTTGGTATTTTTATAATAACAACACCAGCCCCACCAGAACCGCCATTGCCACCGCCACCACCGCCAAGATTGGCTGTGCCGTTTTGTCCACCAGAATAAGTGGCGCCGAATCCACCGTTGCCGCCACCGCCAGAGCCACCAGATGACGCTGAAGGATTATGAGATGAACCACCGCCACCGCCAGCATAGGTCACGGCATTACCGCCAATAGAACTAGAACTACCGTTGCCACCAGCACCGCCAGTATTGCTATTACTTCCGTTACCAGAACCAGCGGAACCAGCCCCACCGCCACCGGATGCGCCGTAATATGGTCCGCCGGGGCTTGTCGAACTGCCCCCACTGTTTCCTTGAGATGGAGAAACAGATGGTGTGTTTCCTGCGGAGCCACTACCACCATTGCCCCCGCCGCCTCCGGACCCACCAGAGCCAGCATTGGAGGTGTTGCCATTGCCACCACCACCGCCACCAGCAGATGTAAAGGTGCCAATAGCAGGAGAAGAGTAGGAAGATGCTACGCCATTACCATTAGAGTATGAGCCACCTGCACCCACAGTTATTGTTATGGTTTGTTTTGCAGAAAATGTTATGCCTGTGCTTTGTCTAAATCCACCAGCGCCGCCGCCGCCGCCGTTAGCAACACCTCCGCCGCCCCCGCCGCCGACTACAAGAAAATCTGCATTGAATGGATACGCAGTACCGCCAGCAGTATGGCCGCCAAACCCCAACACGTTATACCCAAACATAGTCATATGCTAAATCTCTCCTATGCGTCTGTTGCCGCATCTGTTGTGAAGAATATTTTTACACCCAGCAAACGAGCATCACCTGTTTGCGTGTCCTCTGAAACATCGCGTCCAATTCGGAATATGGTCATTTCTTCTGATGCCGCACCAGAAATTGTGACAGCAGAACTTTCTGCGGTAATGTTCAAATCGTTAGATGTACCAGAGTGTGCCTTTGCAGATGTGGCAACTGCCGTACCAAAGACTGTGTTGATGCTGTCGTTATCGCCAGTGCAAAGACCAGATAGTGTCCACACAACTGTTCCAGTGTCTGTTCCTGTTACTGTGAAAAACACCTGATATGTAATTGTTCCTTCGTTCCACGACTTAGGAAATGCCACACTAAATTGCGCTTGTTCATCTGATGAAGGGTCAAAGTCAAGACACTTTAATTCTGGACCATTGCCAAGTTCAACTTGGTCTAAGTCAGCACAACCAGATGTTGTCTCTGGGTACATAGCTGTTGCTGGAACCCATATAGTTTCTTTACCGACAGTTTTAACAGCAGAACCACCCTGAGTAATTGTGCCAGTTACGTCAATGCCAGTGGCGGTGGTGGCGAGTTTGATTGAGTCATCATAATTTAATTGAACAGCACCATTTGAAATAAATCTTGCAAATTCTTCTGTGCCTGTTGAATTTTGAAATGCGATAGCCGTATCTGCTCTCAGATTTAAGTTGCCTGTACCAACATCATCAATGAAAGAAGCAGAACCACTGTGATAAATCTGCAAGTCAGACCCAGCACCAAACACGGCCTTGTCGTTGTCGCCGAAATTGATGTCGTTGCCGTTGGTATCGAGGTTGCCGCCTAGTTGGGGCGTGGCATCACCCACTAAGTCAGGCGAAATAGTATTCCAAGTAGAGCCATCATAAATTCTAGTGGTATTGTCGCTCGTATTAAAATACCAGTCACCAGCAGTTACTGGGTCNCCATTACCATCAACGGTTGGNTTGGATGACTGTGCGCCTAAATAGAACTGCTGAATAGCATCCCTAGCCGCTTCAGCCGCAGTTTGTGCAGTGGCGGCGTTGGTAGCAGATGTCGCCGCATTTGTCGCAGATGTTGCGGCGTTTGTCTCGCTAGTCGCCGCATTGGTTTCACTAGTCGCAGCATTAGTGGCGCTTGTCGCAGCGTTAGTCTCGCTTGTTGCCGCAGCAGATTCAGATGCAGCCGCAGCAGTTTCGCTAGCAGCCGCTGCTGTTGCGCTAGAAGCCGCAGCCGTGGCTGAGGTGGATGCGTTTGTTGCTGATGTAGCGGCATTTGTTTCCGATGTGGATGCAGCACTAGCTGATGCTGCAGATGCTGTTGCGCTTGTTGCAGCGTTTGTTGCACTTGTTGAAGCATTACTTGCGCTCGTAGCGGCGTTAGTCTCTGATGTAGCCGCTGCACTTTCACTTGCTGCTGCTGCTGTTTCGCTTGCCGCTGCCGCTGTTGCTGATGCCGCAGCGTTTGTAGCAGACGTGGCCGCAGTCACCGCATCTACTAGTAACTGCCAATAAGATGTGTTTGTTAGTAATGTGCCAGCGGGAGAAGTCTGAATACAAATATAGACGTTGTTTAACTGCCCTGCCGTGGTGGACTTAACAATGTCACGCTCAGCATATGCAGATGTAGTTGTTGTGGCATCTGTGCCTTGGTATGTGCCGATTTCCTGAGTAACAGCTAAGTCACCATTGCTATCAAAAGCAAAGATTTTATTGGCACGAGTAGACGCACCGACAGTAAATTCTGGGGATGTGATTGTGTTAGTCTTGGAAATCTTAATAGAACGGTCAAGCGCTTCCTGCTGGTCTTGTACGATTAATGTCAGCTTATCTAGCGCATCTTCGTGACTGGCAGCAGGGAATGGGTCGTTAGGAGTGTAGTCAGTAGTCTGTGTCTGTGCTGTTTCGCGGATGAGAACAACAGTAATGCCAGATGCGGGGGCAGTTCCAAAGGTGATGTTGCCACCAGCAGTATTGCCTACGCCAGAAACAGTGTAATCTGTTGTCTTGGTCTGGACAGTCTCACCGCCAGTAGCATCAGTACGGAGGATAACCGTGATGTCATCATCATCGAAAATCTTGAANGTGTANGCAAAGACGGTGGTNGTGCCATCGCCTGNNTAGCTNTTCNNNGTGGTGGTGCTGCTTACTGTCATGTCTTACTCCTTAGAGCCTTTATACCTTATTTGTGGGCTATCGTACATATTGACTTGGTGAGAAGTAGAACTCTTGTCCGGTGTCTTTTTTCATGCGCCGTTCCATTCTCTCGAAATACCCTGGATTTGCAAACTCTGTAAGCTCATAAACAAACAAATAATCCAAGGCTAGTTTGCTGTAAAACAGGTTCATAAATGGCGTGTTTCGCATAGCTAAACGCAATGTCTCTGCCGCCGCATCGTCACCATCTCTAAACTTGGCATACAGCTTTAGTAGGTCTCCTGCTGCGCCAAGCGTAGGGCCAGCAAAAGTCTCAAGCGGCGATTGCCCATACCTATTGAACTCTCCAAATATAAAGTCACCATAAATACCAGCGCCGCCGCCTTGTGTGAAAGCCCTAAACAAAGTCTTTGTGTCTAGCGTGTAGTCATCGTTGAACACGCTCATAGGCTCTTTGCCCTTAAGTATGTCTTTTGTCACAGTCGATAAGTAGCCCATCATTGTGGTTCCAACCATCATTTTTGCAACACCACTATACCCGCCCATAACTTTTTGTCTGGATAAGCCTTTGGTTACATAAGTGATTGGGAATCCTTTGAGCTGCATTATCATTCTAATGGCCTCGCCAGCCACGGTGCCACGAGGTAAACCTTGGTTCATAATTGCACGCTCACGAGCGCCAGGTGTAGGTATTGCAGCATCTGCGCTGTCGGCATAGTAGGCAGATATTTTTGTGCGCAAATCATCCTTAAACTGTTGGCGCATACCATCGGTAATATCGAGGCGGCCCGTGCGCTCTGATATTATTACGTCAATTTTAGCGTCATCAATGCCGTCAACAACCTCTGGGGCCAAGTACTTCCTTCCATCGGCAGCGGTCATATCTAGCCCCCGAAACAAACTCCACTCTGCCTCACGAATGTCATACAGCTCTAACAGCCTGCGTGTTTCCATAGGCACACTGTCAAAACTGCGATTGGAATAGTTTGCTAAATCTGCCGCAAGCATACGAGCAACACCAACTTTCTGTGTGCTGTTCCACCACTGCATACCATTCAGCTTGAAATAAACTTGATGCAACTTTGAAATCATGCCTGGGCCACTGTCATTTGCGCTAAACCTAGCGTGTACGTCTGCCAGTTCGTTTTCAACGCCAACATTCAATAAGTACGCAAGCTCTTTCTGCTCCTTACTGTTGAAAAGACGGAATGTATCGGCCAGCGCTGCGGCGTAAGAGCCAAATATGTTACGTTCTGTATTCGCGTTGATGAATGATGCTTTTGTAGCTATGTCAGAAAATGATGATATTGTGGCGAAGCCCAACTTAGCCATTGATTGAATCATTCTAAATCCACCGGCTATACCAGCAAATGTAACGCTTGTGTTTAATATGGGTTGTGTGGCTCCAAGCGCCCTTGTAGTGCCATCAAGTTCTGCAAACTGGTTGCGCAGCGTTCCTTCCTTTAATGGCTTTGCCACGCCCTTTGGCTTTATTTCTTTTATAATCCGGTCAAACATAGCCTTTGGGTTTGTGCCGAAGGTTTCCAGCAAGCCAATGTTCTGAGCATCGTGGGATATGCCCTGATAAACAGCCTCAGATAGTTTCATCCGGCTATACTTGTTGGCGTAGGCAAACGCAGATTTACCATCCTTGAAATGTAGAATACGCTGGGCGCTCATTTTCTTTGCCAAGTTGACCGGACCTGTGAAGGCAACAGTACTGCCATCAGCCCCATTAAGACTATCGGCTTTCATGTGGTTGCCGGAAACCAAGTTGTCATAGATGTCTGACAAGAACTCTATCTCTGTCTTATCACTTGGCTTATTTGCAAAAGTCTTTTCTGCATCCAGCAATTCACGAACGGTGTTAATCCAGTTGTCTTTGTCTTCTTGCGTTCCCTTGCCACGCAAAAGCAGTGGGTCGTGGTTCTGCCGGACAACGTAATTGCTCAGTTCGCCAATATTGGCTCCATTTCTATTCTTCCTGTCCAGAAGCCTCTTTTGAACCTTGCTAATTGCTTCGGCTATTTGCCGCGCCTCTTTGCTGCCGCTTGTGCCAAAGCCATCAAACAGCTCCTGATAAATTTCACCGTCAAGCTCGTTTGTACGGAATATGGCCAGCAAATCATTTCGCTTTAACTCTGCCGCTAAAGCTGCACTGTGGTCTAAAAATATACTTTTCTGCTTGGCATCTATGCTAAACAATCCACGCCGCGCATCACCGACAAGTATGGCAGATAACGCTTTACCTGGGTTATCAGGCTCCGCTTTTAGTGCGCTCATAATGTTGCCGTAAGCACGAGCGTTAATTAGGCGGTTACGTTTTTCAATCGACGCATTTATTTTTGCTTGTGTCGAAAACTCTCTGGCTTCGTCAATCAGCTTGTTAAGGTCAGCCTCGCCAACAACACGACCACGCGAATCAATCTTCCCCTGCACAAATGATAGGATGCCGTCTATTTCCTCTTTGCTTATTGCTGTGCCGTTTTTAGCGGCAACATCAAGTAGCTCTTGTGCGCAAACTTCTACTGTCATCTTGGTGCGTTCCTGTTCATGCAGACCGCGCCTGTGCGGGTCAGCTCGTCATATGATGTTTCTGCTCTGCGAACAGCTTCGTCTGCCGCCGCAACGTCATCAAGCATGTCTTGCGGAATCAGCTCTTCATTAACAAATACAGCCAAGTCTTCTTCAAGAAGCTCGTTTTCTGACGCCAACGCATTTAACTCAAGCTCCTCAACGGACAAGCCAGCCTCATCCATCTCGTCCAAAACCGGCTTTTCATCACGCATAATGCCCAAGTTATAATCTTGCAGTTGAGCTTCTGTTTGAAGGTCATACATTTCTTGTTCTGTTAGAGGCGCACCATCAATGACTGGCTCTAAATTTTTGCCTTCGACATCTCCGAACAAAGTGGCCGTGTTGTAATCATAATAATCTTCATCCTGCGCAGCATCAGCCAGCGCCCTGTCAAGGGTTTCATCATCCATGCCCGTGTAATCTATGCCACGGCGTTCTGCTTCTGCTAGTTTGCTCTGAGCCATCTCATAAGCATCTACAGCATCCGCATCAGCAGCAGAGTATTGTGTGTTGCCCCCAACATCTTCCCTAACTGCGTCTATCAGGTCATTAATACCTATTTCGTCCGGCATACCCTCTATTTCTGCTGGCAAGTAGCCATCTTCACGAGCCGCTGTGAGCATGTCGTCAACACTTTTGCCACCTCTGGCGGCGCTAACATAAAAGAAAGCCCGTAATCTTTTTGATGTTTTATCATTGCCTCTGCGCGGGATGATTTCTTGCAAGTCAGCAGCGCCTTGGCTTTCAGGGTCAATGCCACCTTTTGACTTAATGTATTCGACAAGTGACTTTGGCTTTTTTGCCTTTAGGCTTGGAGGTATTCTTTTGCCTTTTCTTTTATAAACAGGAACATAATCAGGCTTTCTTGTGACTTTTTCTTCAATAATTTCGCCTGTTTCTGGGTCAATTCTACGCTCAACACTAACAACGTCAGATTGTTCTGCTAATTTTTCATTAGACCTTTGTATGCTTTCAGCCTCCGTGACCTTAGCATCCTGCCTATGTAAATTAGCGACACTTATTTCTTCATCACTAACGGCTTGGGCCACGGCCCTTATCAATGCCTCATCTTTAGCCTTTGAAGCCTCAATACGGTCAGATATTTTCCCGAAACCAACGTGAAGACCGCCACCTAAAACGCCACCAATAGTCACATTCAGGAAGCTATCCATTAAACCATAGTCTGTATCTTGCTCTAAATACGCTTGCCCGACTACCAGTGGTTCCAATAGTGTTGCGCCCACTGCGCCATCTATTGCGCCAGCAACAAACCTACCGCCAGTCTTTCCGAACCTGGCCATCATCGTTGCCATTCTTGCCTGCCCAACAACAGGTATAAAGGCGGAAGCTACGTTTAATGGGTCTAAGAATGAACCAGCCAAAGCTGTTCCAAACTGCAAAGCCCCAAGACCAAAGCCACCCTGAGAGCGGTTTAAGGTAAATTTGATAGAGTCTCTACGGTCCTTTCTTTCGGCCAGCAAGTTGGCGAGACCCTCAGTGATTCCCTCTTCCCCGACATCTATGCCTTCGCGGAAATACTTGCTCTCCTTCCATTCATCAGGCGATAACTTCCTACCTGTGCGCCCCTCTCCCAAGTTCTGCTCAAAGAACCTGTTAGTCGCACTTAGTGGATTGTAGTAAAAGGTTTCGTCAAGAGTCGCGCCCAGAACGTCCAGTGTTCCAAACGTGGTCGTGTTCAGATAATTGTCATAAGAGTTCTTATCTGCTTTTTGCTCTGGGATGTAGACATCAACCATTAGAATATCTGCCGCTGTTTAATTTTTGCACGTCCGGCTGGGGAGCGCTCCTGCTCCAAATCTCTTATCTGTGGAGCCAGCTCATTGAACCGAATCATAACAAAAGCATTGCGTGGTCCTATAGGGCCAGGAACGGCGGCCTGTTTGCGCCTCACCATTTCCCCGTTATCAAACACGAGGTATGCGCCCTTGTTATCGGTGGTAGTCACCCAATAGGCATCAGATAGCTTTTTCTTTAGTTGAGCTTTGGACTCCTCAACCGTAAGGCCAGCGGCGATTGGCGGGTCTATGATTGATAAAAGATAATCCTTGTTCTTATCATTACTGACATAGAAGCTAAGAATGTCTGATATTGGACCAGCATCGTTCTCAAGGCCTTTAGGCAAGCGTAGCGGCCTATTTAAGTTGCCTTCAGCAAAGGCGAATTGACTATTAACAACAGTATCTATCGCCTTATCAACGGCCCTTTGTACATCGGCCTCGCCAGCCATCATATAATATGCAGCCGTATTCTTAATAACCTCGTTATAGGCGTTGACATGCGACATTCTCGCAGAAGTCGCGCCCCTGCCGAGTATATCCCCAACCACGCCGCCAATCACACTCTGCGCATATCTGTCGTTAGACAGCCTCACAGCTTCAGTGATTTCGTTCATCGTTTTGGTGCCAAGGGTTGCTTTAGCGTCTTTTATTGACTGCTGTGTATTACCAGCATCAACCGCAAACATCTGAGCATTGTTCGGGTTGGCAATGATTATATTATCAACAAGACTGAGAACATCTTGTTTGACAAGATTGCGCAAAATACGGCCTTCATTTTCTGCACCAAACTTTGTGATGAACGCATTTCCTATCTCAGACTTATCTTGATAAGAAAGCGATGGGTCAGAATACTGAGCTTGAAAAGCCGCTATCTCTGCATTTGATGCAATGCGTATGTCTACCTCCGCAACGCCCATATCACGTTGCTTTCTAATAAGTTGCTCGGTTGTTAAAGCTGGCAAATCCCTCCTTGTTGCATCATCTTGCAAGTATTTGACAGCATCCTTTTTGATGAGATTATCACGGTTTTGAACCATAGTGTTAAAGCTGTCTAGTACTTGCTTATGGTACAATGTATCTTCTGGACTTGCGGTGCGGACACTCTCCTGCATTTCATTGCGAATAGAGATAATGTCGCTTGGCCCCGAAAACTGCACACCAGAAAACGCAACACCAGCATCGGCGATGGCGCGGGTTTTATCTAGGAATCTTTCCCCTGGAACAGGGTCGCTTGGGTTTAGTTTTGAAATGTTCTCAACGATGCTGTTCCGCAACAATTTATTTTCGGGTGTCATCATGCCATTATTGGCTTCAAGCGAAACTGTCAAAACTTCAGTATCGTTTTCTATTTGACTGGTAAGAGCGCGGTCAAAACGGTCTAGGAATCCATTGGCAATCCTTTTTAAACTTTGCGCAGCAACAAGGCCCAAACCATCTGCTTGCCCCTCTAGCCGGTCTGCATCTCGAATAAGCTGCTGCAACTGAGACCTGTCCATATCGGCGGCGTCTCTTGCGAGTGTTTCAACCAGCTCCTTTTCCCCCGACTTCTTTAAGGCATCTGCTTCTGCCTCAAACATTGAGGCAAGTCTTGTTCTGAACGCACCTGATGCCCCAGCCAAATCAATAATTACGTCCTCATCATCATCGCGCTCAATAACAATGACGCCAAGCTTCTTCTCGTCCCTCATTTGAGCCAAAGCCTCAACTTGCTCAGAGTCCGATAGGTCGGCAAAAATAAGCTGATTTAAGGCGTCATCATGTACCTTTTGAGTAAGCTCAGATTCTTTAGTGCTTATAGCTCTGCGTATTCCTGATTTTGTGGAGGCGCTAAGTTCAGATTTTTCTAGCTCATTCTTTAAGCGATTTATATCTGGGAAAGACGTTGCAGACGCGATGTCTGTGTCAAAAATGCGCTTAGTAACTTCTGTGCCAAATGTTTTGATACTGTAGTTTAAGCGCTGACCAGCTAGTGTTTTGTCTCTAATTAACTGGTTCGCCTCGGCATGTTTCATTGCCCGTATTTCTGGGTCTGCCTCTGATGCAATGTCGCCAAGCGTTGATTCAAGT